CTTTACTGGGGCACGATAGAGGACGGTAAGCGTAATCCTACCAAGATGCCTGAGCCTGTGGACGTTGATAACAGCGTTTCCATGTACTCCTACTCCAAGAGAGATGTTAATTGGGTTGGTCCAGACTCTTCATTTGATGTTGGCACCCATAGCAATATGCCTGCGATTGACAGCAAGACATTTAAGAAGGCTGTCAACAAGGTACATAAGGACCCAGACTACCACAGGATATACAGAGGCATTGCCGATTACATCTCCGATGGGGACACTGACGCCCTCACTGATAGCATAGAGTCTGAAAAAAACTACTCGGACTACCGCTCTGACGTTGAACAGACTTTAGATAAGTTGGGCATGATCAAGGATGGCAAGGTTACAGCGCTACGTGTTGAAAGATACTTTGGTGATGGCTGGCAGAAAGGTCAGGGAGTGGCATCATTCTCTATCTTCCCTGACTGGGGCATGACTGTAAACAGGTTAGGTCTTAAAGCCGCCGAGTATGGCGCAAGAGGCGCTATGGAAGACCCGGAGATACGGGCTAAGAACAACCGACCACCTCAGGAGCTTCTAATTAGGGAGATTCCTGTTGAGTCCATACTTGCTTTTGGTGAGCATATGGAAGGAGAGATCATTGTCGATACCGACTTGGTTTCAATGCTTAGCGCCCAAAAAGTTTCATATAACCCCTTGACAAAAAAGAAGAGGCAGGCTGAGGCTAACGAAAAGTTTAATGAGAAGCGTAAAAAGCGTAGGGCTAAACAAGATATTGCCTTAACCGCTGAAATGCTAAAGAAGAATAAAGCGGCACTTCCTGATTATATGAAGCCTTGGGAAGATGACGGTACGGAGATGTACAGCATCAATGAAGACCCGTCATTCCGCTTGGATGAGAAAAAACCCAACTGGTTAAAGCGTCTCGTATTTAAGAACGCGGTTATTGATAAGCCTGTAAAAAACTCTCACGAGGATTACAAGCGCAAGTATAAAGCTCCTGAAAAATGGTCGGATATTAGGTGGAGAAACGTCATGCCTTCTGGCGAGTTTATCCCAGAGCAGTTTAGGCATAAGTTATCCCAAAGGCTTGACTCAATAAATGATAGGTTGATTGCCAAAACTGGCATGGACCTTAACAGTATCACTATTGATGGGCTCACTGGTCTACAGGAAAAGACAGAGTACCTGAGAAAGCGGTATCTAATGATGGGCAGATACCTTAAAGCTGATAAATTTGCTGACGCTGTATACAAGACATTCAGAAAGGCCGATCCTGAGCACCAAGCTCATGTATTCTCATTCCTAAATGGTGACATTACACTTGATCAGCTTAAGTCTCTTACAACCGCAGACATTGCTGACGTTGCTGGCAGGCTTCGCGCCCAGATCAATATAAACGCCAAGCACTTGGTTAGAGCTGGAGCGTTAAGACAGGAAACTGTTGATCAGAACCCGCACTACCTGCCAAGAATGTACCTCAAGCATGTCCTTAACAAAGAAGATAGGACTGCTCTCTCCGGTGGCGGCTCAATTAGCGCACAGAACTACCTTAAACCAAGAAAGCTAGACCCCAAAAAGCCAAAGGATAGGGCGACAATGGACCTGCTTGGAGAGATTGTTGATCCCGGATTCTTGGGTGCTTCAACAATTTCGGCAGTTGGTAGAGATGTTGCAACAATTGATTTCTTGGATGACTTAGCTACTCATGGTAACCATAACTGGGTATTACCTCAGGCCATGGTTAGGGTTGCGCTGGACATTGTAGATGGTAAGCCCACCATGAAAACTGTTAAGACTGGTGGCAAGCTGGTAACTAGCTGGTGGTTGAGAAACGAAGCTCGTGAGATGGCCTCAAGAGAGAGGTTTATGCAGGCTGAAGGCGTGACTAGATCAGAAGCGAAAGCCAACTCAGAGGCGGTTAGGCTTGCCATGATAGAAATTGCTGAGGCTCAAGAGTCTTTAATGGAATCTCTCAATCTTTCGTTAGATGATAGCCAAAACATTTACAGAAAAAACAGCGCTAAGTCTAGAGATAAAGAGTTGAGAATCCCAATGGCTAAAGAGCTTACGGGTATGAGCGAGGCTCAGTGGAAGAGAAAGATAAAGAACTATAGACAGGTGCCAAACTCTGCAAAGTATGGCGCACTGGCTGGCATGTATATTGACAAGAGAATCTACAACGACCTGTTTTCAAAGTCTAACGCTGGCGCTAGTAAAGAGTGGCAAGTTGCCGAGAAGATTCATGGTTGGTGGAAGATAGCCAAGGTTCCGGCAAACCCGCCCACAGTAGCAAGAAACATAATCTCAAACTTTATCCTAATGACGGTTGATGGCATTAACCCTCTGAAGGCTGGCGCTCAAATGGGTCGAGCCTTTAAGATTATGCAGAGAAAAGAGGGAAGAGCTTGGGAGGCCGCAAAGAAATACGGTATTGACCTACAGACATTTAGCAGTCAGGAGATGTCCGTAATTCAGGATGAGTATCGGAAGATTGATACAACCGTTAAAAACCTTGAGTCGGGTGAGAACATATTTGCAATGGCAAAGGCTATTGGCAACGCTTCAAAGACTGGCGCTCTGAAAATTGCAGACCTGTACGGTAAGGTTGAGACATGGCAGAAGTTGGCTGTTATTGATCACTGGATGACTGAGGGTGCTACAGAGTGGGAAGCTGTTTTGAGAGCACAGGAGGCACTGTTTGATTACTCATTACTTAACAAGTCTGCCAAAGCGTTTAGAAAGGCTCCAATTGGCGCTCCGTTCTTATCGTTTACCTTGCTTGCGGCAAAAAGAATGGGTCAGGTTATGGCAAGAAACCCATTGCGACTTGCATACTGGGCATTCTTTACTCATCTCTTATGGGCTGGATCAGCAGAGGTTGAGGATGTTGACGAGGATGATCTTAAGGATTTACATGCCTCACTTGCTCCCTACCTAAGCGTTAAGCCCAGCTTCATGATTGCCCCTATGCCATATAGGGATTCAGAGGGAAGGATGCAGTTTATTGACTTGTCTTACATGAATCCATTTGGAATTCACACCGAGATGCTAAAGAATCTTAGTCAGGGCGAACTTGTAGAGGTGATGAAAGCTATAGGGTTTACAGGCGCTCCCTTAGTTCAGATTGTTCTTGCTATTCACTCAGGTGAGGACCCATTCACAGGCAAGAAAATAACCAGTGAACACTTTCCTTTAGGTGTTAAGACTTGGGATAGAGCTAAGTATCTGTACCGACAGTTTATGCCGTCCTTATTCACAAGCCAAGGCGCATTTTGGAAGATGTATCAATCTTATACCGAGTATGTTGGGTCATCTTCTCTTGATTATGGGGAGACTAAGCACACTATGGGGCAGGCAATTGCAAGACTTATAGGTATTAACACTTATGGCGTTGACCCTGAAACATCCGCAAGAAAAAATCTTCAGATCATGAACTTTGAGATGCAAGAGTTGCAAGCGGATTACAAGAGGAAGATAAGAAATGCTGTAGCACAAGCTAGACAGCACGAAGGCACCGATAAGGAGCAAAAGTGGATTGATGAAAGAGATCGCCTGATTGCTGAGATGCAGATACAAATCAAAGCAAGACTGGTTGATATAGATGAAATGAAAGACCTTATGGACCTTCACCCTAACCTTAAGATAAAGGATATGAAATAAAGCTGGGGGAAGAACACAGGGTTTCTCCCGCCCTGTGCCCCCAGCCCTTACACCATGAAACCACATATAGTATCAATAGTGTTTCGAGACATTACAGCCACATGTGACTGGACTACAGCGGACGAAGTTGATTGCCTACAGATAGAGGTAATCGGATGGGAAGTATGCCGTGATGACAAGACCGTTAAGCTTGCCACGGCACGCGACCCAGAAGGGAATTACAGTGCAGTACACGCAATCCCAACTGGGTGCATTGAGTCAACTACGATCCTATTGCCCGGTCGAGCGCTGAAACAAGACGCCCTTTCTGATTCCGAAGATAGTGCCTATTCGTGATCGACTGACTGCTGTGACCTAACGCATAGGACGCCATCTCTGGGTCTTCCCTGTCGGTAGCAGACTTGGCTCTCAGGTCTTTCAACTTGAAATCCTCCACCCCAACTGGGAAACCTTTCCTGAACTCCTTAGCCATGTGGCGATGCTTGTACTGCTTGCCATCCACACGCCTAATGATGAACTCACCTATTGGCTGACGCCTTCTACTGCGATCTACAACGGCCTTCAGTTCATCTGACCACAGGAACCTTACCTTCTTGCCAGTCTTTCCCTCACTGGCGTACAACCATTCATCAAAGCAATCTGCAAAGCGTAGGTTCAGCACATCGTTGATCCTTAGCCCTGTCAGGTAGATGATCATCATCAAGTCCTGAAGTTGAGGAGGCTGAGCCTCGTACACAATCCTGAACTCCTCGTCTGAAACGTACCTATCCCTAGGAATCTCCCTATTGCGCTCTACGCCGTCTGTGGCATTGAACTGTACATGGCCTCGGTTCCTAGCCCAACCAAGCATAGCGGCTAACGTAGCCACCTCTCTGTTCGACTGATACCGCTTACCTGTGTCAAGGTACTCCTGAATCTCCATTGGCTTGATACTATCCAACAACCTACTACCAAACACTTGGTTGAGCCTTGCGTGCTCAGCTAAATGCTTCCGATACTCATTGAGTGTCTTGGGTGACAGGAGGCCGTCATCAACCTCACGCTGTCTTGCCGCTAACCAAATACGTGACAGTGGCATGAGCCGATCCTTTTTCTCATCGTACTCAGCTACCCACTTGTGGTACGCCTCCAGTATCTCTGACTCAGGGGCGTCTATTGACCCTAGCAGGTGGTACTTGCGCTCTTTGTTTCGCGTCACTGTGTAGTACCAAGTTCTCTTCTTGAGTTGCAACCCTTTCAATTTCTGCATGTGTTTCTCCCGTTATGTTTAATGCGGTGCCTAGCAGACAAGGAAATATGAGACGCTGAGAATCTACTAGGCTTGGTTAGGGCTCCCGCAATCACCCCCAACACCTCAACGCCACTATCAAATCGGTGAGCAGTTTAGAGTCCTACTCAGGACTGATTCGTCAACCGTTAGAACGGAAGATCGTCATTCAACTCGCTGTCAGAGCGGGGTGCTGGCTTTGAGCCACCCTCACCCTTGGTGTCTAGGAACTTGAAGTCCCGACCACGGATGCCATAGGCGGTCATCTCAACACCGTCTTTGTCGTACTTCCGACTCTCGATAGAGCCTGACACGTACAGCTTGGAGCCTTTGCTCACGTACTGGGCAATGATCTCTGCCGCCTTACCCCAGAATGCAACCCGATGCCACTCGGTCTTCTCCTGTGGCGCTCCAGACTTGTCCTTGTACTTCTCGCTGGTAGCAATACTAAGGTTCACCACGGAAGTGCCATTCACTTCTCGCATCTCTGGGTCTTGCCCAACATTGCCAATCAACTGAACATTATTCAGCATCTACTTTCTCCTCTTTTGGTTTAGAAACTACATCATTCAAATCAACTTTCGCCTTCTTCTCGGACTCCATGTCCTTGATCTCGTCTATGTCACCAAGACCTGCCATGCCAAACGCTAGCCTGATAGCCTGAATGGTTGCCTTGTGGCGCAACATACGGTTGGGCATCTTCTTCCAGATGGGTGACCGTGCGTTGAAGCACTCTGCCATCCACTCAGTAGCTGACACTGGGATTGAGCGATCTTTGCGATGCACACTGCAAGTCATGCTCTCCAGCTTGCCATCCTTGTCCCGCGTCTCTTCGTAGGACATGCCATCAAACGACGGGTCACGGTTTGCAATCGTGATGAACCCATCCACTCCGACCAAGGCTTTGACACCACCCTGACCGGGAAATGCGTACACCTCAGATGCAAATGGATCAAGGCTATACCGCTCACAGATCAGCAAGAATGCCGCCGCCTGTTCCTTGGTTGCACGCTGTGGCATCACCGTATTGTTTAGGACCTGTAGGAAAGCCCCACTGTCCATGCCGTATCGCATTGCCATCGTTCGCACAATGGACTTCTCACCGCGTTTCTCAGGAGCCTTATCCTCCTTCTCAACACTTTCCTTCTTTCTAGCCGTCATATATATCCTCTTTTAGCTATGTGAACGTGATACCCAACGGGGTAATTCCATCGACTTGATATCAGTCGAGTAGGGTAGATGCACTCCCTCTGGGTCGCCCTCACCAGCAAGATAGTTCTCCATCCCTTTCAATTTCAACTTCCTACCGTGAGCATAGATTTCCTCACTGGCTGAGAAGATGTTACAGCCCATCGGTGGGGCCTTCTCTACCGCAACCCAAACAAAATGTACGTCATAGTCTGGGAACAACTTAGCTACCCCATCGCGGTAGTGAGCCGCCTGTAGCGCGTAGTCCCAGTTGACTACCGACCTTTGGAATGCCTGATACTCGGCAGACTGTGTGGTCTTCAGGTCTACAACTAACAACGTGTCACCAAAGGCAACCAAGTAATCAGCTCTACCTTTGAGCCTCCACTCCTGACCAAGGTGTTCCTCAGTCCAGAACAACGGCACCTCAGCAACCCCACCAGTGAACATCTCTGCCGCTTTAGGGTTGCGTAGTACGTGGTCACGCAGTATGAGAGCCTTGTCTAACTCATCTTGAGTGATGGCAAACTTCTCTCCATTCTCCTCCTCCCACTTCTCCCATTCCTCTTTGCCAGCTTTGGTCCGCTTATTGATCTCAGGCGGTACAACAAACTCTTGCTCAAATCTTTCAGGCTCCAAGACACAGGCGTGTACTATCGTTCCAGCACGTAACGCCGCGCTATAGGAGTAATCCTGTGGATAGTCTTGCTTGTGCTTGTAGTGCCCATAGGACTTAGCTAAGAGCCTCAGGTCTGACGCCGCTATAGCATCGTGCGCCCTGTATTCCTTCTCATCCCACATTGCAGGGTTCGCACTGACCATGCTGTCAATGGCCTCAATCAGATTCTCGTTTTGTTTCAAATATCATTTCTCCTTATTTCTGAATGGTGGATTATATCACTTTTCGTTATCAAATGCAAGGTTAAAACATACCCTATGAAATATCGACAATCTTTACATCATATCTGCCGTTAGACTTCTTCCACCAGCCATGCACATGAACCAGTATATTAGCATCTCTTAATATGGCTATTGCATCAGAATCCTCAATCTTTTTGATTCGACTGCTCATGTTGCTCTTGCTAGTGGTCTGAACCATCAGTATATCATCATCCCTGACTGCCAATATATCAATGATTCCAAATAGATCGTGCCTTCTCCTTGTGAAAGCATTGTAGTATTCAACGGTTTGAACCAGAGGGTACTCCTTCCTTAGTAGCCTGACGCTACGATTTGTTAGCGACTCTGCCATCTTCCGTGTACTCTATTTCCACACCTTTTTCTAGGGCATGGTATGGGCAGGTATTTCTCTCACCTTTCCATAGTTTCATCGTGATTCTCTGAGCGCATTTCGCTTCATAAGTTCCTCTCAGGTTAAAAGGGTTGTGCTTACAGTCATTACAGGACTGAGCTCCGCGCTTGGGAACCCAGTCCTCTGGGGTACTACCCCCCATCCTTCTTCTCCTGTTCAAACGTAATGATCAGCTTCTCCGCATACGCCTGAATCTTTCTGCAATCACTAATGGCGTCATCTAGGTCGCCTTTTCTGCCTACCCTTACTGCGTACTTGACAAGGTTTCCCTGAATGAACCCCAGATCATTAGCTAAGATGAAGTCAATTGGGCTGATCTTCATGTCGTAGTGTGGTGGTTCCGTGATATCTTTAGACATTATCTATCTCCTGAATTCTCTTGATCTCGTTTTTCTTCTCAACAAATTGTCCAACCTCATTGAAGTGTAGGGAGATGCTAGGCATGTTCCCGCCTTCACGATTCTTCAGACACTCTAGGAAGCAATCTGGCTGGTCTAACACCTCCTGAACCTGCTCATCCGATCGCTTACCTATCATCCCTTTCTGAATCTCAGACTTCTCGATGTTCCTGTTCACAGCAAACAGCGTTGAGGCCATGTCAGTGATGCCTCCTGAGCCCTTCAAGCTGAACTTATCCACTCTTGATCGCTCTGATTCACCCTTACGAGCGTGCGCTACCATCAGAAAGATCAGACCTGTGTCTCTGGCTGTGATAGCTAACTGGTCTGCCATGTCTTGCTGAACCAAGTTTAGGTTCGCCGCATTAGCCTTGGAGTGAACCTTCATCATGCTGTCAATGATCACCATGGTCACACCCAACTCACGCTGTGCAAACAGACTGATACCAATCAGCTCCTCCAATGTCACCCTATGCTGTCTCTGGTACACCCAGATTCGGTCACCAAGGTATGCCAAAATCTTATCGAAATACTCTCTCGATGGGCTCTTGACTCCTCCAGCTAACTTGCAGAACGTAGACACTACCGCAGGGGTAGGCATCTCCGCGCTCCATATCAGCACCTTCTGTGGCTTTGTCGCGGCACCATCTCTTGTGGCGTGCAATGCGATCTGTTGAGTGATTTGACTCTTGCCAGACCCAGACATGCCCATGAAAATATTGAACGTGCCATCCTTGAACCTAAAGTCAAAGTTCTTCCATGGCGTGCTAACACCGCGCCTCTGATTGATACCCTGAAGATAGTCCCAAGCCTCGTTTCCAAAGTCCTCTGGAGCCTTCACATCTCCCGCTGTAGGTGGAACAAGCAATTCGTCTTGCCAGTTCACATCCTCTAAAATCAAATGATCAAATCCCATTAGCCTCTCCCTCCAAATACGTTTCTGAAAATGTCTACGCCGTCATCCTCTACCTTCTTAGCCTCTGGCTCTGGTAGATAGTTCAAGCAGTAGCTGTTACTCATGTTCTTGTACCGCAGATTTGGGTCTTTTCTACGAGTAACGGTAACCAAGCCCTGAGCCTGCAACAGTTCCAACGTCTGCCTGAGATAGTGATCACTAAGCCCTGACTTACGCATGAGCGTATTACGTCCGGGATTTGAAACCCTCTCTGAACGCCTACAATAGTAGGCTAATGCCGCTAGCAGGGACCTCTCATTAGCTGAGAGATTGTCCTCTAGGGCTAGTGTGTGGTGAAGTGCTTGTCCACTCAAATTTGTCCCTCCTCTAGGTATTTGTGTCTGTGTGTGACCTCCGCTTTACCAGCGCTGATTAGTTGCTCACCATCCGTGATAGCCTTCAGCACGTTCTCGTCATACCCCTGAACCTGCACAACCCTATGCACATGGTTGTCTGCCAGCACTTCCTTGAGCCTCTTTGTCTGTGGCGTGGTCTTGAAACCGATAGGGTAGAGCCACATCTCATGGCCTACTGCAAAACTCCAGTCGTATTCCTCTGGGTCCACGTTCCATTCAACCATTACCCAAGCGGTATCAGGTCTGGTCAGATTTGGCTCAGCTACCGCTAAGGGCGCGTGAATCCCGTAGTACACCCTGATAGCTCGACTATCCTTGTTCCCACCACCCCACGGCCTTGGGTGTTCAAAATTGATCTTGTCTGAATACGGCACCTTCAATTTAGGCAACCATTACCTCCTTGTCTGTGAGAAAGATCGCCTCCCTTGGAAGCAAATCCTCCAGTGTTTTTGCTAAATGATGTAGATCGTTATGATCACAATAGTTAAGAATCCGGTAGCAGATTCGTACAGTTGGAATTCTTGCTCCGGACTCGTAAAGACTCACCGCCGACTGCGTAATTCCCAATGAGACTGCAAACTCTTCTTGGTTTACGTCAGTCGCCAGTCGAATCTCCTTGATCTTGCCTGCGATCACTAGATGTCCATCTCGCGTCGTAGGTCAAACATCTCTTCAAGTAACTCCTGTAGTTCCTTGGCAAGCGTCTCCGCTGTGTACATGAAGTCCTCACCTTCTTCTCGGATGCTGACACTTTGCAGATCAATGCTTGCCTCTGAAACCTTGCCCCGAATCTGGTACGCAATATTTGCCAATGCTTCTTCGCTCATACTTTCTCCTTTTGATCCAACGCGACTAAATTGCCCCGTGGTATGAAATGCAGGCTGTTTAGACCTGCTACTCGTACAACCGCCCCTAATGCGCTACACGAGGCGATAGTTCCAACCACCCCAGACATAGGGGGATATATCTTTGGGCCTCCTATGACCCTTACAGCGTCTCCTGTGGTCAAATTACCTCTCCCGTTGTGACTTCGTGATTTTAAGGCCCTAATCAAAGGGCTCGTCCTCCTCTTCCTCCATCTCCTCAAAGAATCCCTTCCTCTCTAGGGACCGAATGCGCTCAATCATCTCATCAGTAGTCCAGCCGTGCGATTCAACCGCAATCAAGCCCTCCAGAAATATCTGATAGGACAGCAGGTGGAAATTGATACTTCGCTTGGCGGCAGACTCAACCAAGCCCTTCATCGTCTTCTGGATCAGATCGTGGGCCTTGATCATGTCTTCCTCGTAGGCTTCCTCTCCTTCGTCACTCATCATCTGAGACTTGCGAAAACTCTGCATGGAAATCACCTCGCCGCTCACTGGTCTGTGTCCTCCTCCTCAAACTCAGGGAACTTGTGCTTCATGACCCGATCACAAACCTCGTCATACGACCAGTTGTGATAGATCAGGCCATTTACTGCTATGGTGAAGAGCTGAACAAGAGTCAACTGACGCGGAATGCGCATCTCGTCACTGTCAACTTGCATCTCCTTGACATGCTTGACCGCATTGTCCATGGCCTTCAGCCAAACTTGGTCCCAGTCTTCCTTGGTGCGTGGTACATCTGAATCATTGGCGAAGTCAAAGTATGCAACGCCATTTTCAGGACCCTTAGGTTCCTTCATAGTATTCTCCGTTTGAATGGTTTAAGTACCTTCTCGTTTATGCCAGCGCGTTTAGCGAAAAAGTTACGGGTTGTCACTAGGCTGTCCAGTAATGCCTGAATGTGTTGCTTAGATACTCCCTCAATGGTGCGAGAGTCTTCAAACCCTAGCATCATCTCGTCCAAAAGATCGACCATGCCTACCTTTTGATAATCCCTTACCGTGATGTTCTTGATACCAAACTTGTCCACTTCCTATCTCCAAATCAATTAATGAATGCGCGATTATACATAAGAATATGACGAATAGCAATTAAATATCAACGCAAAAAAAGGGCTCCCAGAAATTCTGAGAGCCCCTTGTGTGATCAGCAATGTTCGTCAACCGAAATCCTCAAATTGGGTGGCTCTGAATCAGCGGGCCACGGTTTCGTAGTTCTACCTAATTCCACATAGCGCTGAAAGTTGAAACACGCTTTTGAGTTGTCTCGACAGTAATCATGCCACGAACATGAGTCACATGGTGGTGGTGGTACATCGTCAATTGCCTCTTGCAAGGTGTAGCGCCCACGTAGGGTGGTGAACCTTGATTTGGCTAAGTCAATGATGCTCAAACTAGGTAGACCAAGGCCAGAAATGCAAATGGGGCCAACCAGCCAATTATCTCGCTCATACCTTGACCCTCCGATATGAGCCCTTACCCTTGAGAGGCTTGTGAGCCCCAGCCTTGCGGCCTCGTGCTACGTGCCTACGCTCAGCATTGCGAGGTCGAAGCGTGATGGTCGCCTCCTCGCCTTGCTTGCTGGCAACCGTCTTGATGGCCGACATTGGCACACCAATGGAACGAGCGGCCTCTGCCGCTGATCCACCGTGACGCTTGAGTGCGTCCTTACTGATTGTGATTTTCATATCCTTCTCCGTCTAAATGTTTAATGGCGTGATTATACTACACACGCCGTGATGCAAATGTGATGCTACTATCCAGCCTTGCTTTCCGTGATTCGGAAAAGGTCCATCATCAGATCGTGTGAGTGAGCCTTGATCTGTCGCAGTTCTTCTTCGATCTTCGCATTGCTAGCGTCAATCTCCGCGGCGCATGTGACGGATACCTGAAGCATTGCCAAAATGTCATCAATCATGTTTTCCGTATTTTTCATTCGTTTCTCCTTATTGTTTAACCCCGTTAGGGGTGTGCTACTCGCCAGCCTCAAAGCCTGAAGACTTCAGCGACTTGATGACAGCGGGAGGGAAGCCCTTCTTCGCCATGTTGGACTCAATCCAAGTCAGCAATAGCCAGACCCTACCAGCGTGCTCCGTGCCTCTGGGGTCACCTCTGAGCGCCTCGCGCCCCCGTACAATGAGGTCGTTCAGGGTGTCCAGATAGGCTATCTGTCGCTTGCCCTTGGGTTCAGGCAGGCAATCAACCAGCGTGGTCAATCGCTCCATCTTGGACGCCAGCGAATTGGTGTAGTTTCCGTATTCTTCCATGCGTTTCTCCTTGTTGTTTTAAACGCCCCGTAGGGCGTAAGGCTATTCCTGCCAGTAGTCGCCAGCAGGTCTGCCATTGACTGCCGCGAGGTCATCAACGTAGACTTCGTAGCAGTTCAGAACAGCCATCAATCGGTCCCTGAGTTTGACCATCGGGTCTTCAGCCCAGTCAATTGCGCCCTTGAATTGCGCTCGGTGGGCTCTCTCCATTTTGACCATCTGCGTCATGGTTTTGACAGCGTGCTCAAGATCATCCCGCGCAAAGTCTGCCGCGTCCCAAAACATTTTCTCTTCCAAATCTTCCTTGCTCATCATGCTATTCCCCTTTCAGAATGTCGTGAATTTCAGTGCTGGCGTAGATCGTCAACCAGATCAACCCAGCCATTAGGGCTGTTATCCCGCCCCAAAGGATTGCAAGGGCGATCATGACCGCACCCCCCGCACAAAACCGACCACAAAGCCGATGATTGGGGACAGGACAACGATCGCAATCACGGTCCCCCAAATGGCTATGTTTGCCCACACTAGAAGGCCCGCGGTCCACATCATTACGAATTCCAGCACTTGTTCAAAAGTCATATCTATCTCCAATTGTTGTTTTTAATTTCCGGCGCTGGCTCGGTAATCAGCCGATACCAGCGCTTGTCCCCTGCTTCTGGCTGATTAGGCCTTGGGTCAGGATCGTCCCAAAATCTACGCGTTGCCCGTGCGAATAGGGCGCTCAGTCAGTGCCTACTTAGACTGGGAGTAGACAAAGATGGAATCAGTTTGTCTTCATTCGTCAAAGCCTCCAGAGGTAGCATAAACCCCTTGTGCTCGTGTGCCATTGTGTCCGCGCTTATTTCGATTCGGTGCGCATCAGTCCGAAAGGTTCCGTCAAGGTCGCCTAATTATTGCTAGCCCATGGTCCGCAGTTCCCGCCCGTCTCAGGCCACAAAACTGCTACTTCCTCCTTACGGTTAAAACCGCGTCCGCGTTATTGATTTAAGCGCCCCCGTAGGGGCTGGTGCTACCAAGGATCACCCAGCGAAGTCAGGCGAACCGTGGCGTGCTTGAAATTGACGCTCTTGAACTTTCCAACCAAGCCTCGCGCCAGTTCGATTCGATCTCCCTCGCCCTCGTGCCGATCCATCATGACGCGGAACCAGTCGGAACCCTCAGACTCCCAGAGTTCAACGGTGACCTTGCCCGCCCAAGATGCCGCCTCAACCTTGACGCCGGTTGACTTGTGGCCTCGTGCGGTAGGCTGAGTTTTGCGTGCTGATTCGCTGATTTTTGCGTAGAAATGTGACATTTTGAATCCTCGTGTTGTTGTGTTTAAGCGCCCCAGTTCGGGGCTGAAAACTAGGCTATTTCGGCCAGTTTCCGTTCCAGCGATGACACGCACAATTCCAGACCGACTACCGAGCGCGAAAGGCGCTTCATCATCGTCAATTCGGCCTGTGCTTCGTACAGCATGTGGGCCGGTGCGGTGGCCTTGAATTCACGCATCAGGGCCAGATACTGCTTGCGGTTTGGGGTGTTTTTCGTTTTCATGATTTTTTCCTTTTTGATTGATTCGCCCCAATACTAACATAAAGCATGTGAAGGCGTTGTGAAATTGTGTTTTAATGCCCCGTTAGGGGCTGACGCTATCTCCACGCTTTGATCACTTGCTCGATGCACACGAGATCGTAGTCGCTGATGTTTTTCACAGCGTAATCGACCATTGCGTCCATGTGCTTGGCGGCGTCCAATTGCATCGCATTGTTGCCATTCATGGCGGCGTCTAATTGGCGCCTTCCCGCGTCCAAAATTACAGCCAAATCTGCATCGCGCAGTCGTCCAAGGTATGCGCCCAGAATTTCCTGATGGTTGATTGAATTACTCATTTTTGAATCCTCGTTTGTTGTGTTTAAAAGCCCCGTTTGGGGCTAGTGCTAGTCCTCTTCCAGCGAGTCTAGAAAATCGGCATCCTCTTGCTCGTTGGTGATGGCGTCAATTTCCTTGTTCACCGCGCCCTCGTTGAGCGTGTCGGCGATCTCGTGCCAGTTCACCTCGTCCAGAAATGCGCGGGCAATTGACTCAAAGGTTGGGGGCGCATCCATCAAAACGGCCTCTTCCGCGAACTGTTCGCATTCGTCCGCACTCATTACTTCATCGCATCCACCAAAGACTTCAACCGCCACTTTCCAAGTTTCGAAGTTGGTCCAGCCGTATGGCTGATCTAGATTCCGACTACAAGTGTATTTTGAATTGCTCATTTTTGAATCCTCGTTTGTTGTGTTGAACTTCGATTTAAAAGCCCCGTTTGGGGCTGGTGCTACTCGGTGAATTGCTCGACCAATTCATCACCCTCGCGGGCCCATATGCGGACGGTTCCCTTGGGCGGCTTGTCTTTGACTATTTCCCGCGTGATGCAGTCCCAGCAGTACGTGATCAGTTTCAAGTGCTCAATTGACTCGTGGTCTGGCTCGTCTGAGTGCTTCTCCTCGACCAAACCTTTCATCCAGTCAGCCGCTATGTCAGCAGACTCATCAGCGGATAGCGTCCAAATCATGCTCTCTTTTTTGCCTTCAAACCAAAAATCGAACCAAACTTTTGAAATTGAATTGGCGATCGGTGCGTATGAATTCATTTTTGCGTCCTTGTTTGTTGTGTTTAAGAGCCCCGTTAGGGGCTGGTGCTATCTCTCGTTGAGCGTGTCGGCAATTTCGTACCAGTTCACCTCAGCCAAAAATGCGCGGGCGAATGACTCGGCCAGCGTGTCAGACTGTGGCGACTGGAAAATCACCTCTTCCGCGTAGGATTCGAACTGCTCAGCAGTCCAGAGCGGCGCATCTTCGTCTGGGTTGTATCCATCAAACACCTCAAGCGCTACTTTCCAAGTCTCGAAATTGGTCCAGCCGTTGTATTTTGAATTGCTCATTTTTTTGTCCTTGTCTGTTGTTTTTAATTATCGTTTGTGTTCTCGGCGGGCTCGATGATCGAACTAATTTGGATTTGGTGGGCCACTCGACATACCCGCCTAGACGGAGCCGAACAGTTGCAACTGCACTCCTCCGTCGGAACCCTGCGCTACTAGGCTTTTGGCGCGTTCGATTTATTTGGTGTGGCTATCGAACGAGACGAATTAGAACACATATCCAAAACCATGTCAACACCCCATATTCTAAGCGGGAAAAGAGCCCAATTATATCAGAGCGTGATACCAACAGCGAGATATTCTCAAGGGTTGACCAAGCCCCAGCGGAGGGACTAATAGCCCCTGAGAATTGCTCGATATTCACCACCAAAACAGTTAAAATATGCGCTCTTGATTGCCTAAAAAATAGGCAGATAAAATGTTATAATGTAACACTAACCGATTAAAGATAGGAGCATGAAAATGGCGGGAGTAAAGGGAAAAAGTGGGCGAAAGAGCGACGCATATATCCGAAAATATGGCACGGAAAAGGTAGGCACGACGAAGGCTGGGCGCATGGCGCGGGTGGCTGAAAATATGATGGCGGCACGGACTGCTATCGAGCCCGCTTTACTGATTAGAAAGTTGAATGGGATAGCATTGACTAGCCTCGACCTAGCCCAGTCAGGAGAAAAAGCAACCACGGCACAGATAGCGGCGTTAAGGCTGGCTTCTAGCATATATCAGGGGCTCCTGAATAAGGTTGTGAGCGACGTAAGGGCGCTAGAGGTGGTCGATAGCACGCAACAGGATGCGATTAATGGCGTGTTGTTGATGCCTTCTCTGACTGGTGGGCAGATGACTAGCGATCAGGCGAACGAGAGCGAAAGCGCTAGCAATACAGGGGCTGATGCTGACGCGCTCCCAGATGACGAGGGAGCATAGCCATTCAGGGAGCGAGGCCACCCCCCACCCCCGCGCTGACGCACCGCTCCTCCGAACATATATTGCTGAGCCAAACGCTCATACGCGATTTAGGGAAGTTAGCTCAAAATTCTCTGGGGGGAATTCCCAAAAACATTGTGTGGTAAAAATACAACACCCCTATCCGTGATGCTGGGAGATCAGCTTGCAATTCATAAAACCATATGCTATAATTCAATTGTATCGGGGGAAGAGCTGTATCTGTAGGGGAATTCACTTCCTGTAGTTCGGGATTACAAATCCCTCACAAGTTAGGGCTTGGTCAGCCTATGAGAATTCCTAGCGTTTCAGTGCGTAAAAGTGTATAATCCGTCACATGATAAAAATCAAACGATGTAGTAAATGCAAAAAGGAAAAAGGAACCGCTAACTTCTCAAGCCACAAAACTAAAAAAGATGGGCTCCAAAGCCAGTGCAAACCTTGCAACGCTGAATCTAGGAAGGAAAGTGTTGAGAGAACCCAGTCTAAGCCATGCACAGCGTGTGGGCATCCAGAGCGGGGCATTGGACAGAGTACATGTGTAGATTGCACTAATCTCAGGAGCGCAATGTATCGGTACAATCTAACAGAGGAAAGGGCTAGGGAACTCAGGGACCAAGACCATTGTGACGCTTGCGGTAGAACAGAAGATGGGATAAAAGGGGACGCAAGGCTCCACATAGACCACTGTCACGATGAGGGACACGTTCGCGGAGTCCTCTGCCACTATTGCAATGTCGCACTCGGGAGCCTTCTTGATGACCCAGTACGGATCAGAAAACTAGAGATGTATATCAATCGAGTAACATATGACGAACAGAACACGCTTAGTTCTCATTGAAGACAGTGAGGACGAATGGGAGCCTCCTGAAGACTTTGTGCTGACAGAGGTGCCTCCAATTGAAGAACATGAACACGACGACCTAGTGATGGACCAGAAAATTGACGAATGACGAAAAAGAAAAAAACAAAACTTGGCGAAAAGATGCCTCTGGGTATTGCACTTGTGATGAATGCACGGTGGCGGGGTGCCCTTGTACGGGACCTAGTGTTGTGTCTAGTTGTCTATGTAATCTTTGTGACTGCGTTGTTGATCCACTAGCCCATTCCTGATGGCAAAACAGCGTTCAGAGTGGAAACCTCTACCCGGTAGCCAGACAGCATTTCTGTCATACCCCGGTCAGGAAGCCTTGTTCGCGGGAGGCAGAGGCAATGGCAAGAGTGAAGCCATGCTTGCTGACTTTGCACGCTACGTTGGGCAGGGTCACGGGTTGCACTACAAGGGAGTGATCTTTCGTAGGCAGTACAAAGAACTACAGGATATGATTAACAAGGGTAGGAAGATGTTCATGCCTGCCTTTCCCGGCGTGAGATTCCTAGAGAGCCCGAGCCAGTACAAATTTAAATTTCCTGATGGCGAGGAACTACTGTTCAGGGCGGTGGAATCACCCTCCGATTATTGGTCTCACCACGGCAACGAATATCAGTACATAGGCTACGACGAGCTATGTTCTTGGCCTACACCAGAGCTATACGACTCTCTAAAGTCACTGCTTCGTGTCAGCAAGGAAGGGATACCGTTGCGCATACGGGCGACAACTAACCCGTTTGGTCCGGGTGCTAGCTGGGTCAAGAGCAGGTTTGTAGATGCTCAACCAGAATGGTCACCAGAGGGTGCGCACATGACGTACCGTGACAGACCCATAGCAAGGTTTGACGGAGCTGTAACAGAGAATACGTACCTTGCCAAGGCATCACCTACGTACATTGCTAACTTAGCCGCAATCGGCAACCAAGCAATGCGTGAGGCGTGGCTAAACGGTTCTTGGGACTACGCTGTAGGCGGGTTCTTTAACGGGTTCTGGGACAAGGATAGGAATGTCATTGACAACTACCCTGTCAACTCAGACCAGAGACATTGGATAGCGCTTGACTGGGGCTTTACCGCACCGTTTGCTGTCGGATTCTTCTGTCGTGATTACGAGGGACGGGTAATTATGTACGACGAAATCTACGGTTACGGTGGAGAAGGGGGAGTTGGAGTCAAGAAAACGGCTACAGAAGTAGCAGACATGATAAACGAGAAAATGGAGTTTTATGGAAAAGCAGGAATCGAGTATAGGGGTAACGTGGCTGACTCAGCAATATTTAACAGAACGGGCCAAGAGACAAGTATCTTTGAAGACTTCCTTAGAGAGGGCATCGTATTCCAACCGTCTGGCAAGGGCCGTGGTTCGCGTGCGTCAGGCTGGAACTCGGTTCGGGAAGCAATGCGTACAGGCAAGTTCGTCTGCACTAACAAGTGTACGCACACAATTAGAACGATTCCGCTCCAAATGCCAGATGAGAAAAATCATGACGATATCGACACAATGGGTGAGGACCACTTGGCAGACATGCTTCGTTACTCCCTTGTCCACGTACTACCGATATCGCGTAAATCTAAGAAAAGTAAGGGCAATGCACCGGGCTCATTCGCGTACTTACTAGAGATGGAAACTAAGCAACAAAAAGATGACAAACAAATGTTCGACGTATACGGATTTCTAAACTAATGAAAACTCAAGAAGATAAAGATAAAAACCCCCAGTTGGTTGCCTTGCAAAAGCTGGTTGAGCGTAGCACTAACAAGTGGAAAAGCGCACACCGAGATATTGAAACCTCCCGCAATTACGCGCTAGGAATCAAGCGAGGCAAGAAAGCTAAGGAAGAGTACGCCAAAAGCGACATCGTACAGTCTAACCAGATTTACGCCACGTTACAGGCAATGCTTCCTCTGACATATGCGCAGAATCCGGAGATTGCGGTAAAGCCTGAGTCTTACGTAGATGTTAGCGATCCAATGCTACCGTACACCCGACAGTTCTCAAGAACGCTAGAGGTGATACTGAACAAGGTATTAGCAGATGCTGGGCTAAAAAGAACAATGCTCGGCTTGGTTCGCTCAATTCAGACATCACGAGTAGGCTGGATTAAGGCTAGTTATCAGCGGGACTACCAAACAGACCCCTTGATCGCCAATAGATTAGAAGATGCGCAAGATCAGTTAGCGGCACTGGGCAAGAACGTAGAGAGCCTTATGGATGAGCAGGGCTACTCTGAAGACGAGCTGACGGTTAAGAAAGTTGAGCTTGAGCAAATGATTAAGTCGCTTGAGTCTCAAGTGTCAGTCCTACGATCGCAAGGCTTGGTCTTGGATAACATCCTTGTTGAAGACATGCGCATGGATTCAGACATTGACTCTCTGGAAGATTATCGCAGGGCATCTTGGATAGCACAGCGAACTTGGATGGACAAAGATTCCATCATGACCCAGTTTGGGATGAAGAAGTCTCAGGTAGATAAGCTAACAAGTTACACCAGATCAGGCTCAGGTAAGCCAACAACAGACGGAGAGTCCAAGGTCTACTCTGGCGACAAAGAAGGCGAAGCCTTGGTAGCGGTATGGGAATTTTGGGACAAGAAGACTGGAACGGTCTATTGGTATGCCGAGGGCGGTAGCGATTGGTTACGCGACCCATGGCAACCAGCTAAGGCGGGACAGCGGTTCTACCCATTCTTCTGCATTGGTTTCAACTATATAGATGGCAGGGAATGGCCCCTTTCTGATGTTGAGTTCCTAACACGATTACAAGACGAGTACGACCTATCTAGGACGCAAGAGGCTAAACACCGAGAGCTAACCAAGCCTATGTTTGTGGCTGATAGGGCTAGGGTGAGTAGACAGGATGTAACCAGCTTTTCCGTTGGTGAGATAGGCGAGATCATTCTTATAGATGCAGGCGGTCAGCCAGTTAATCAGGTATTCCAA